CTTTATTTTGTTTCATCTTGTAAACGTGGTATAAATCCACATATAGTTGTTTACATTAAATTATTAATTATTACGCGACGGTAATAAATGTTAGAAGATACTGAAAGATTTCCGTTACCTTTTACGATACCTTGTGCAAATGGATTTGCTACCATACCATAACGAGTTTTGAACCCAATTTTTGGATGGAATGTTGCTTGATCAACAGCACGAACCATTTGTAGTGGAACATAAGGACAATAGAATAGACCAGCATCGAATGCAGAAGAACCTCTATATCCAATTGTCATATAGTTACCACCGATAGCGTATGGATCAATATAGACTTTTAGACGACCGTTAAGAACACCAGCAAATGTATTGCCTGTATCATCAACTTGAAGATTATTGCTATTTAGAGCAGGAGCATAGTCAAGAACACCAGCCATTTGTAGAGCGGAAGCTACGTCAGAAGAACAAATAACGATGTTACCTTTTCCTCTACGTGTATCACGCGCAATGTGGTTAGCTTCTCTTTCTAGTTGGAACATTAGACCTTTGAATTTTTCAACTGACCAACGACCGTTAGAATCGGTATCAAGATCGAATACGCCTGATGTTGTTGTATTATCGGTAGCACCTTGAGCAGCAGTGATATTGATAGTTCTTACAACTTCACGGTTAATTTCGGCAAGAATTTCGGCAGCAAGAATATTTGAAAGTTCTGTTTCTGCATCAAGACCATGAATAGCTTTCAAGTCTTGTGCTAGTTCCATTGTATATTCAGCTTTTAGCGCACGAGTTTTAGCCTGAACCACAACTTTTTCAATTGTGAAAGCCATCTGATCGAAAGCGTAACCACCATCAACACCAAGAGATTCGCCCTGAGTAGTTGACATACCTTGTGCAGTGTTATAGTATGCTGTGTTTACAAGTGGAGCAGTGTTAGACTGACCAGGAATATAACCAGTCCATGAAGTTTGGTTAGAGAAACCAGAGAAGTTCTGACCAAATGTTGAGTTACCTGTTAAGAATGTTCCGCTAGTAGTATTTGTTCCTGTAGCTGAGAACGCTGTATTTACTTCGTTGAAGAAGGTTTCGTTATCTTGGATAGCACCGTTAGCCCAACCATTAGCACCAGTTTGGTTAGCAAAACGTGAACGCATTGCGAAAATAAGACCTGTTGGGCCAGTCATTGGCTGTGTTCCACAGATATCATATGCAATAAGATTAGGCATTGCTCTACGAACTAGGGAAATCAATACAGGATCAAAAGTATCAATACCACCTGTTCCAGCAGTTGAACTTGAACCACCCATAGCGTTAACAGGAAGTGTTGACGCTGTTTCGGTTAGTGTGTGAAAACCATTTAGACTTCTATTTTGTTCGGATTCTGCTTTTACAGCGTTTACTGTATTTTCAAGCATGATAGCTGTCAATGAACGGCGAGAAGGTTCTTTAATTTTTGGAAGATCGGCATGTTCTAAAACAGGTGCCCATTTTCTTTGTAGTTCTTCATTAAGATACATTTGTTAGTTTCCCTTTATTACTATGTTGGGTTATATAATATTATTTATAAAAAGTTATTTCTTGACAGAACGTGAAATTGCTTGAACGTAACTGTTGATTTCTGGATCAATTACTGATGTATTTGTGTCGGTATTTCCTTCAAATACTTCTTCTTCAATATTTGATTTTGCAACAACTTTTTTGTCAGTGAAATATGTTTCTTTTACTACTTCAAGTTTTGCTTCAAATTTTGTAAGATCACCGTCAAATTCCAAACCTTCTGCAAGTTTAATGAATTTTTCGGAATCAGATAATGTTAGACCTTCTGTAAGACTTTCAATCAAGGATGATTTTCTTGAAACCAAACCATCTTGTTTTAGTTCTACATTTTCAACGATAACTTCGTTAAGTTTTGATTCTAATTCTGTAACTTTATTTGTTAGAGATTCAATTACATCAACTTTATCATCAGGAACTTCAATGTAATGTTCTGTGAAGAGGTTTTTCAGACCACCAATAAAGTCTTCCATCATTTCACTACGAAGAGTAGATTCGATAGCAACTTCATTTTCTTTGATCCATGATTCAACAACATAGTCGAGATATGTATCAAGTTTTGATTGAATATCTTCTTTAACTTCTTCGATGCTTTCTTCTAGTTTAGCTGCAAATTCTTCTTCAAGACGTGCAACTTCTGTAATAGCTTTAAGTGTTACGGCAGCTTCAAAAATGTTTGATGCCTTTTCTACAAATTCTTCTGAAAGATTTTCTTGACCTTCAAACAATGCAGCAACGTCTTCTTTCATTGATTGGCCAGGAGTAATAGAAGCAATTTTTGGAATTGGATTATTATGTGAAGGAGTTTCTTTTGAGGTCGCATTAGATGCTTTCATACGAATTGTTGTTTCGTTTGAAGTTTCATTTGCTCCACCTGGAAGTTCTCTAGCTTCTTTTCCAATAAGTTTCATAGCATCATCGAACCATTTTGTAAGTTCGGTTTTTTTCATTGTGTGCATAGCACCAATCATCTGAGTGATGTATTCAACTTTTGATTTTGGGTCTGGACCTGTAGAAGCAGAACCATTTCCTGGTTTTAAAGTATCCATAGCAGTAGTATTTTCTTGTAATACTTCTTCATCAGTTTTTTGAGAATTTGTTTTAATAGTCATTTTTAAAGTTTCCCTTCAATCTTTTTTTTATTTATATAAGTTTAG